AGAATGCCATCGGTCATCGCCTGTGCCAGCCAGCACACCTCCAGGCGGTCATCAGCGGTGTTGTAGGCTGCCGCGCCCCTGGTGAGAAAACCGAGGGCGAGCGCATCAGCCCACGTCGCGCCACCATCGTTGCTGTAGGTAATGGCGTGACTGCCGCCGCTATTCTCACTGAGCGCTATCAACTTGCCGAATCCATCGACCACAATCGGGCCACGCGGCCCAGCCTGCGCCCAGCTATAGCCGTCTGGCCCCATGTCGTTCGTGTAGGCCGTGTTCTGCTGCACAAACGATGGATTGTCGAGGATCGGCTCAGATGGTGCGAGGCTCCCACTCACGACATAGACCGGGATCGGCGGCTGGCCCAGCACAGGTTGGCCACTCACAGCGAGCATCGGCACCGGCTCGTTGCCTTCGAGCACAAACGCCCCGCTGGCCAGTTCAGCGGCTGACACCAGATAGACCGGGGTCGCTGAACTGCCGAGGGCTGCAGCACCAGCGGGGAGGCTCGTAACGCCAGCCACCCGCAACGCTGGCCCGCCCTGCGGCGGGTCGGTTGAGACAGTCACCGGGGTGTAGGGACTACCGAGGGTCATACCTGCTCCCCTCCACGGATACGCAACGGGTTCCACTTCCGCGCCCGCTGAAGCATATCAGACGGAACCCATTGCAATAGTGGAGAAAGTGACAACATTAGATCGGCTTGGGTCTTGTCACCTGCCTTCGCAAAAGATAAACAAGAGTTATCTAGGTCTATATCCATTAGATAGTAACCATTTAGATCAACCGGCTCATTATAGAAACAATGCCAAGCAATACATAATGCAAAAAGTTTTTCCTGTATGTACTCTGCATCTTGACTTCTATTTCTTATTGACGGATCAAACCGTACATGCTGCCTCCAACTCGTCATATCCGTCGCCTCCGTTCGCTTGCCCTACATTGCATACTCTGTGTTTTGATGATATAATTGATATATAGCATCACAAAGAGGTATATATGGCTAATCGTAAATGTGTTCATTGCGGCAAAGACTTTAATGTACCACCGTCCAAGAACGAACGAATATGCTGTTCCTATGACTGCCGTCGTGCATATCGCCAGTACAATCAGACTGAAGAACGCTCTTGTTCTGTTTGCGGCGCGTTGTTTATCAGTGCCAAGACTACAGGAAAAGCTCATCTGACATGCTCTAAGGTGTGTGCCGATATTGCTAAGGCAAAGCGGCCAATCAGCTTCAAGAGTGCTAAAGTAGATAGAGTATGCCTCGTGTGTGGGAAGACCTTTCAAGCCTTCCCCTCTCGCAAGGGCCTGTACTGCTCGCGCCCATGCGCCGATATTGGCAACACTAAGAGCAGGATTGGAAGATACCGAAAGTCTACACTTGTACAATGTCTGTATTGCGGTAAGCATATACGCAAGTTCCCATCGCGCCACAAGGAAGACCAGCGCCCTTTTTGTAATACCGACTGCTACCATGCTTGGGATGCACTCTACAAGTCGTCTCCTGATATGCTCGCTAAACTCACACAGCGTTTACAAGACGGCTTTGGTAAACCTAGCAAGCTCGAAGATCGTGTTGCCGATTGGTTTGATACCCATCACATCACATATGACCGACAAGTACCACTTAAAACCTATTCTATGGACTTCTGTGTTGGTAGCGTGTACATCGAAGTTCAGGGTTGCTATTGGCATGGTTGCTCTACTCATCACGCCGATCATACTCCGCAACAGAAAAGACAAGTATCCCGCGATAAGAGTAAGGCGACCTACTGCCGAAATCGAGATATACCGCTTCTCATCATCTGGGAGCACGATATTGACAATGGCGACTTTTCGGCTTTGCATATACTCTTAGACCAATTCGCCACCCCTGAAGCGCAAGGGGGACCATTGCTGTGACCGCTCAACACATTTGCTGCAATGTTCAACCGCGCCTAGCCTCCAATACACATCCGCCGATAACTCTTCCGGGTCAATCTCCTGTATCTCAACCGAACAATGGCAGTTGACGAGGCATGGCGTTGAACCATCCCCAGGATAGGCCGGCAGTTCATACGGGTAGGTCTTGCCGCGCCAGTAGGCCGGCTTGATCGAGCCTGCATACAGGGCAGCACGGGCAGCGTCTTTGTCTTGCCAGCCGCGCTGGTCCAGCTCAGCAGCGAAGCGGTTCAGGTAATCGAGCTGCTCGCCCACCTGCTCATTGACCCGCCCGCGCTCGCCTGGCGCAAGGTCGCGCGTGTTGCGCCCTGACTGATAGCTCGCATAGTGAAAGACGAGCAGGCTTTGCGCCATTTGCTTCTGCCAGTCATCCACGGAGACGTGGCCCGATGCGATGCCGTCGGCCTGCTCGGCAATGTCTTGTAAGAACAAGTCGAGGAACTGGCGGAGGTCATCGGGCACGGCCTGCTCCTCGCCGTCCTTTGCTCGCCTTGCGGATTTGTGCCTCTGCTTCTTCTAAACGCTTATATAGCTTAGGTATCAGTACGGTATATGCATAATGCACCTGCACCATAGGTGGTGCATTAGGCAGCGGGTTCAACTTTTGCAGGTGTGCCATCTGTTCGCGGATCGGCACCTGTGCATCATTTGGCACCGCTCCACTATCGGCTTCCATCGCTCGCCAGTCCTGGGGATTGAGACGCGCCAGGGAGGGCTTCTTGGGCGGCGAATCACCGGATTGCGGGTTATCCTGAATAAAATCACCCATCTCGCACCCCTGTTGCGTCAATGATAACGATACCGTGTTCAGATAACAACCTAAGAAGATTATCAAAGCTCAGCGTCGTAAAGACAACACCACCAGTATACGGCCCGCTTGGATGCAATCCGACCGTTGCACCTGTTAGATGTGGTGAAGCTGATCGAATAGCGGCCGTATCGATCAAGGTCGCTGTACCGTCTTCGAGTGGAAGAAGAATGAACGGGGCACGATCACCTCGTATATGAGGAGTAGTTTCCGTCTGCTCGTAGAGCACCTTGCCGGTTTCTTTATCAATAATTCGCTGGAGGATGGGTTGCTCACTCACCTCGTACCTCCTTCCACAACTGCGCTGCCTGTGTCAGTGCCGCCTCCTCGTCGAGGTCTGCAATAGTTAGGCGCTTGGCCTTCGTCTGGGGCAGTAGGCGCGGCTGGCCCGCTGGTAGCGCTGGCGCAGCGGGTAGCGCAGGGATCGGCCCGCGCTGCGTAATGAGCGCCTGCACATCAACCGGCTTACTCCCCTCGCCCGTATCGGTCAAGGTGCCGCCGGCCGTCTGGTCTTTCGGTAGGAACTCGGCTGGTACATCGCCATCGTCAACGTGTATATTTAGCCCTTGCGCTGGCGTCAAACGCCCATCAGCGATAAGCGCCCCAATCGCAGCAGCACGAGCTGTGAAAATATCCGCCTTTGCCTTTTTGTCAGCAAGGTCATTCACGTTGTAGGTAAAGGTCGTGGTCTTCGGTAGCACCAACCGATTGATCCGCCGCTCCAAGTGGACGCCAAACGCCTCAATCCCCTTATGGCTCGCAGCATCATCGAGGCGCTCGGTCTGCTTGCCAGTGCCGAGGCCCTGGCCGGAGAGCGGCTGCACATCCTGCACCGCAAAGCCCGCCGCGTTTGCCATCACGAGATAGGCGTCTTTGAACATCAGATCCGCCTCGAAGCCATCAGCGATCGAGGCCAGGTCAATGCGTGCCACCTCGACCGCCCGATCACCAGCCACCGACGCAACCACCGCGCCCTTGTAGACCAGGAAGCCCTTCTGTGCCATATCCGCATCACTGGCCTCGCGCATCTGGCGCAGCTGCTCTTTCGATACGCCACTCACAAAGAAGAGCGCTAAGGCGCGCGAGCCGGTGATCTTCTCCTTGAAGTAGGTGCGCATCGCCGCCGTGGTAATGATGACGTCCCAGGCCCGCGAGGTTGAGCAGCGCCCGGTACGAAACAACTCTAAGCGCGGTGACATCTCATCGGCAAAGTGCAGCAGGTTGTAGTAGGGTATGACGTGCTGATTGTTGTACAGATCGGTGTAGACCAGGGGGAAGCGCCGATTGCCGGTCGGTCGGCAGCGTAGGCTATCGAGGTGGTACAGCGCTTCTGGCCTACCCTTCGCAGCCTTCTGCAGCTGGCTATCGCTCCATGTCCAGATGGGCGCACGGCTCGATACCATCGGCTGGCGCTCAATCTCGATACACACCCCCAGATCGGTGGTCATATAGTCGCACACCGTGGCGCTGATCTCGCTCGTATACTCGGCTGGCCCGCCAAAGTCAAGCAGCAGGTTCTGGGAGGCTTCGACCCGCCGGTTGCTATCCTCTGAGTCTTTGACCGTGAAGCCGCGCACGGCGTACTTTGATGCAGCCTGGGCGACGATACTGGCCCACATCGGCTCTACGTCCGATGCAGCAGCGAGCACCCGATCGCGGGTCAATCCCATACCATAGCGGGGCAGATCGGGCAGCTTAATCACTGGCCCGCCTGTGCCGTCGAACATCTGCCACAGCCAGACACCCCCGCCGTAGATATCATCGGTGGTATCTTGCTTGGTGATGGAGTCGGTACGCTGGATTGCGTCTATGTCGAGTGCGGTCATAGGTCTTTGGCTACCCACAGCAGCCCGCGCAGCGCGTCCGGGCCGTGATCGAAGCTCTTCACCGGCTCGCCCTTGTTGTCATACCGATAGCTGGCCAGCTCGCGCCTGAGATGCTGGCAGCGCTGGTGGACGAGTACCTTGCGCCAGCCGTTGCGGTCAGGGGCAAAGCCCGTGCGCAGCACCTTGATACTTTCTTTCACATCGGCCCGATGCCCCCAGGGCGTTAGTCCTGCCTCATCAATGGCCCCGCGGATCTCGGCTGAGCCAGGGCCGTGGATCACATAATCGGGTGCCGGGAAGGGCAGCGCCTGGGCTTCGGCGATCTGGTCATCGGAGCGCTTGAGGCAGGCGTACAGCTCCCAGAAGACGCAATAGCGCCCATCGTGGCGCTGTTGTATCAGAAGAATGACACGCGGGTGGGCATCAGCGACATAGCCGCCGGTCTTCGGGTCAATGCCAGCGGTGGCTGGCGCAGACCCAGCCGAGTAACCATCGTCCATGGCCCAGTAGAGTGGCCCACCATCGGGCACGTAGTCGGCTGACTTCTGGATGTTGCCATCGGCGGGGCCATCGCTCCAGGTATCGTAGACAATGCCGGAGGCCTGCACCCACTTGCCCAGTACCAGGCGCTCATAGTCTACGCCGGTCAGTGTGGCAAGCCAGGCCTCGTAGTCAACGGGATTGTGAAAGTTATCGCTGGCCTTGCTGTAATACACCGTGGCTTCTTGCCCGTCGATCAGCCGGCGCTTGATCCAGTGGGTGGGGGCATCGGGGTTGGTGGGGATGATAATCTGTCGCCACGGGGCTGCCTTTCCGCGCATACGGGCGATCATTGCGTTGAAGTCTTCTTCCTCGAACTGGGAGCCTTCCTCCATCAGAGCAATATCGACGGCCCCATCTTGACCGATCGACTTGAGGTTCTCCCGTGCGTCTTCGTCCTGCAGGCCGACAAAGGCCAGGATCGAACCGTTGCGGTACTCGAAGCGCAGCTTGGGGCTGTCGATAAAGCGCACGGCGGGATCATTCCCTACCACCTGCCGCCGCAGAAAGAGCACCGTGCCACTGGCCATCGAGGCCTTGACCTTACGCACAATCAGGCCCGTGGCACCCCCGTAGCGCAGACAGAACCCATGTACCTTCTCAGCAGCCAGGCGCGACTTGCCACCGCCGGCAGCGCCTGTCAACAACAACACCCGGCTCTGATCACGCCAGGGCGCAATCTGCCAGGGGAGGGGAGCGAACGGGGCCAGCGGTCGAACGCTAGCTTGCGCCGTCTGGTTCGGTTGTAGGGTCGCTCCAATCATCAGGGCTTACCGTTTGATAGGTCTTCTTCAGCGTTACGGTTACATCCTGGCGATCCGTAAAGAGGCCATGGTATTTACCCAGGAGCGCGAGGGCTGCCTGAGCATCGTATAACTCAATCGTCACCCCCTGCTTGGTCTTAGCGTATTTCTTGACCAGGTGCAGCTTATCGGCCTGCTGTGCCTTCTTCAGGTCGAGCGTTACCCCACGCCCTTTGACGGTCACAAAATCAGCCATCGTGCCCCGCGCATGCTCAGTGAGCAGGGCCAGTACTTCAGACTTCGAGGCGGCCAGG